ATGAACGGTAAGCGGCGTCCGGATGCCGGAACGGACGCCCTGCACGCCGTCGAACAGAAACAGTCGCCCATGCCGCGGGGCCGTCCGCGCCAGGGCGACGGCTCCTGGGGACGCGCCCTGCAACTGGCGGACGAGGAACGTCTCTGGCGTGAACTGCTGACACATCTGCCGGACAACGCCCGCCTGCTGTGGGAGGCGCTGCGCGACATGCGTCAGTTCCGGCGGGTACTGCACGTTTTTGGCGGCCAGAATCTCAAGATACCGCAAACGCCGCCCGGGGAGCGCACCCACCGCCTGTGCCGGAAACTGGGCATGCGCTGCCTGCGCAAGCTCGTGGCGGCCTTCGGGGGCACCTATCTCTACGTGCCGCGCTGCGATGCTCTCATGAACCAATTGCGGCAACACGACATTATTGAGGATTTCACCCGCGCCACTCGACAGGGCTGCAGCAGCACGTCGGCTGTATCCCGGCTGGCCCGCCGCCACGGCATCTCTGACCGCCGCATCTGGCAGATTTTGAAAAAAGAAGGTTCCGCCCCCGCACAGGCCCGGGTGCTATACCGACTGGGGGACTCTGCCCGGACTCTGCCAATTAAAATGGATAACCAGCTATAATATAAAGAAAAAATTACAAACTGCACGCCAATTATTTTTTTAAGCCAGCGAAATTGCTGGCTTTTTCTATGCCGAACCGGCGAATATGCCCCCTTTTTTTCATGGTATCCGCACCGGATAAGGCTTTTCCGGTAGTGAAACCTTTCAGTCTTACGCGACGTGCGCTTTTTGGCATGGTGTACCCACGCCGCCGGTTGCGGCCGCACCACAACCAAGGAGCCTGCGTTATGTCTCATCGTTTTGAAATCGCGCACAGTTTCACCGCCCGCTGGGAAGGCGGCCTCACCGACCATCCCTCCGATCCCGGCGGGCTGACCAACTACGGCGTTTCCCTGCGCTGGGTGCGTGAACTGGCCGAGCAGGCTAGGGAGGAATGCCTGCGCCAGCGCCGCGACTGCGGCACCTGTTCTGTGCGCGCCACGCCGCGCTGCCGTTTTCGCCAGCTGGACATGGATCATGACGGGGACGTGGATGCGGACGACATCCGCGCCTGTACCCGAGAGCAGGCCGCAGCCCTGTTCAAAAAGCACTTCTGGGACAGGCCCGGCTGCGACGCCCTGCCCCTGCCTCTGGCCGTGGCGCTGTATGACGGCGCGGTCAACATGGGCGAGGCCCGCGCCGTGCGCCAGCTGCAGCAGGCCATGAACATGGCGGGCGAGGCCCAGCTGGACGCCTATGTTCCCATTGCCGAGGACGGCATTGCCGGGCCGCGCACGCGCGAGTTGGCCGAAGCGCTGCAGGCGGCAAACCTGCACTGGTTCGCGGCGCGGCAGGCCTTGCGCCTGCGTGACGCTTTTTACCGTGACCTTGCCGCGCGACGGCCGTCCATGAAGGTCTTTCTCAACGGCTGGCGCAACAGGGTCAGGGCACTGGCCCAGTATCTGGCGGACCTGGAACGGGAGGAAAACTGATGTGGGCATTGCTGGGAAAACTGCTGAGCGGCATCGGCGGGGCTGTGGGCCGGGCGCTGCCTGACCGGAACAAGCAGATTGAGGCGCAGGGGCGCATCAACGAGGCGGAAGTCTCCGGCGCGCCGCAGAGCCGCCTGCGTCTGTGGCGCTCCTTTCTGGGCTGGATACTGGCTCTGCTCTTCTGCTGGGAAGTGGTGGGGCGGCTCATCGTCATCCCCCTGTTCTTCGCCGACTGGGGCGAGCAGTTGCCGCCCGCAGCGCTGGACCAGATCATGGCCCTGCTGGTGGGCATGCTGGGGCTGGGTTTCTGACCTGAGGAGGTACGCGCAATGGACATGTTTTCCTCCACCGGCGCAAGTCTGCTGGTGCTGCTTGTGCAGGGACTGTTTGCCTGGGCGCTCTGGAGCCTGCGCCGGGCCTTTGTGCGACAGGACGACTATGTGCTGCATGTACGGCGCGACGCCCGGCGCGAGGCCGCCACGGAACGCCGCCTGAACGCGCTTGAAGACCGCCTGCGCCTGCTGCCGGACACGACGGCGCTGAACGGCCTGCACGACGAGCTGGCGGCCCTGCGCGGCGAAATGCAGGCCCTGCACGCCCGCATTTCCGCGTTGGACAAGCTGCTGGACCGCCTGGAGCACAATTTTGAGCGGCAGGAAGACCGCCTGCGCCTGCTGCCGGGCCCGCCCTCCTTTGCCTGTCGGACGGCCGGGGGCGGCAACTGATGGCTGCGTCAGGACGTTCCCGCGCGCTGCGCCGCAATCCGCTGCTGCAAAGTCTGGAACAGCGCCTGGATGTGCTCACCCGCACGCTGGATACGGCGGACATTGCGGAAAAAAGCATAGATATCGTCAGGGAAATCAAAGAATTGCACGGCATACTGCGTTCCCTGCGTGAGGGAGAGCCCCCCACGGAACCGCAGAAACTCGTTGTGGTCTGGGGCGGCGCGCCCGAGGCCGCATCCGGCAGACTTCGGCGGCCCGCCGCATCGGAAAGGGAAACGCGGCGCGTCGGCACGCCCGCACAGCCGCCGGAGCGGATACACGCTGCAGGCTGATCTGCGCCAATCCTTTCCTGTCCGCTCCATCACAGACTCCCGGAGGCCGCATGCCGCACGTCATCCCCTACAGCCCGCGCCCCCTGCAATGGCGCTTCCACGAGGAGCGCACGCGCTTCTGCGTGCTGTTGTGCCACCGGCGCTTCGGCAAGACGGTGGCGGCGGTCAACGACCTCATCCGCCAGGCCCTGCGTTCCGGCCGGGAAGACTGGCGGGCCGCCTATGCCGCGCCCTTTGCGGGGCAGGCCAAGGCCGTGGCCTGGGACTACTGCAAGCGCTTTGCCGGGGCCGTGCCGGGCACGCGGTTTCTGGAGAGCGAGCTCATTTGCGCACTGCCCACCGGCGGACGCATCCGCCTGTTGGGCACGGAAAACGCACAGGCCCTGCGCGGGCTGTACCTGGACGACCTTGTGCTGGACGAACCGGCGGACATGCCCCGCCAGGTCTGGACGCAGGTGCTGCGCCCCATGCTGGCCGACAGGCAGGGACGGGCGCTGTTCTGCGGCACGCCGCAGGGCACGGACAACCTGCTCTACGACGTCTGGCAGCAGGCCGGCGCCGACACAAGCGGCCTGTGGTCGCGCTTCCGCTTTCCGGCATCGGAAACGGGCTACCTGCCCGCAACGGAGCTGGAGGCGGCCCGGCGCGGCATGGACGCCGCCGAGTACGCGCAGGAATTTGAATGCTCCTTCGCCGCCGCCGTGCGCGGGGCCTACTACGCGTCCCAGCTGGACGCGGCGGAGAGCGCCGGGCGCGTCCGCCCCCTGCCGCACGCGCCGGAACTGCCGGTGCACACGGCCTGGGATCTGGGCATGGATGACGCCACGGCCATCTGGTTCTTCCAGGTGGAGCCCTCGGGCGGATGGCGGCTGCTGGACTATTACGAGGCCGACGGCGAGGGGCTGGCCCACTACGCCCATGTGCTCGCGCAGAAGGCCCGCCCGGCGGGCGCGACTGCGGAGGACGGCCTTGCCGGACGCGGTTTCGTCTACGGCCTGCACATCGCCCCGCACGACATCCGCGTACGGGAACTGGGCACGGGCCAGAGCCGCTGGGAGAGCGCGGCGCAACTGGGCATCCGTTTCACCGTGGCCCCGGCCCTGCCCATGGCCGACGGCATCGACGCCGTGCGCCGCCATTTGCCGCGCATGTGGTTCGATGCCGAACACTGCGCCACAGGCCTCAAGGCCCTGCGCGCCTACCGGCGGCGCTGGCACGCGGGACAGGGCGGCTCCGGCCCGCTGCACGACTGGACAAGCCACGCCGCCGACGCCCTGCGCTACGCGGTCACGGGCTTCCGCCCGCCGCAGCGCGCGGCCCCGGGGGCGCGCAGGGCCCGGACGGAATACGACGTCTTCGGAGGCGAACGATGAACTTCAGCTATGCGCCCATCGGCAACACTGCCGAACGCGACGCCATTTTTCTGCGCATGGAGGCCGAGGGCCTCCTGGGCTGCGCCATGAGCGCGCTGGCAGCGCCCACGCTTGCCCAATGGCGGGCCGTCACCGCACCTGAACAAGGCGTGCTGCTGGGCTGCTATGCGCAAGCGGCGACACGGGACGCCCGGCCGGCCCCGCTGCTGGCCTGCGGCCTGTTCAGCCCGCGCCGGGGCAGGGTGTGGGAATTCGACTTCACCACCTTCCGCGCCACGGCGCATCTGGCCGTGGACATGGCGCGCGGCGGACTGGGCTGGGCCTTTGCCCGGCTGGACTGCGCCGCCGTCATGGGCGTCTGCCCCGCGCCCAACCGCCATGCATGGCGGCTGGCAACGGCCTGCGGCTTCCGCCTGTTAGGCCGTTTGCCGGGGGCCTGCCGGTACGCCCGCAGGAATGCCTATGTGGACGGCGTGTTCGTGCTCTGCACGCCTGCAGATCTGGAGGCGACGAAAACACCGTCGTGACCGGGCGCGCGTTGCCCGCCTCCTGCGCGGCAGCGCGCAAACGCCGGTCAATCGGCGCAAACGCACAACCAAGGAGGTTCGTATGGGATTCGGAGGAGGAGGCAGTTCGCCCTCTGTGCCGGCGGTGGCGCCCGCGCCCAAGCCGGAAGTGCCCAAGCCCGTCACCGAGGCGGCCACGGCGGCCCGCCAGAGCCAGAAGGACAAGGCGGCCAAGGCGGCGGGCATCGGCGGCTCGGTGCTCACCAGCCCGCTCAACCGCGCGGACACGACGCAAAAGACCCTGCTGGGGCAGTAACATGACGGAACCTTCCACCACAACCGCACATGTCGATGAGGCGCGCGCCCAGGCCGACATGCCTGCGCTGGAACGCCGCCACCGGGCCCTGCTGCGACGCCGCGCGCCGTGGGATGCGGCCTGGCAGAGCCTGGCGGATCACTTCCTGCCCACCCGCTGTCGCCTCGCCCCGCAGAATGACGCGGCGGAAGAAGGCCCCATGCTCAACCGGGGGCTGGTGGACGCCACGGGCATTCTGGCCATGCGCACGCTGGCTGCAGGCCTCCAGGGAGGACTCACCAGCCCGGCGCGTCCCTGGTTCCGCCTGAGCCTGGACGATCCGGACCTGGCCCGCAGCCGACCGGGACAGGCCTGGCTGGACGAGGTGGCCGCGCGCATGCGCGTCATCTTCCAGCGCTCCAATTTCTACAACGCCATGCACACCATCTACGGGGAACTGGGAACCTTCGGCACGGCCTTTATCTTCGAGCTGGCCGACGTGGAACGCGGCTTCCGCTTCCTGCCGCTCTGCGCCGGGGAATACGCGCTGGACTGCGACGCCGACCGCCGGGTGGACACGGTCTTCCGCCGCTGCGCCATGACCCTGCGCCAGATTGGGCAGGCCTTCGGGACGGAAGCCCTGCCCGAATCGCTGCGCGAGGCGCTGCGCCGCAATCCGGAGCAGCGCCGCAACGTCATCCAGGCCGTATTCCCGCGCGAGGGGGGCAGGCGCGGGGCCTGCACGGCCGTCCACATGCCCGTGGCCTCCGTCTACTGGCTGGAAGGGCGCGAGGGCGGCGCGCAGCCGCTGCGGGTTTCCGGCTTCCGGGCCTTCCCCGGCTTCGGCCCGCGCTGGGACGTGGCGGGCAACGACGTCTACGGCCGCTCCCCCGCCATGGACGCCCTGCCTGACTGCCGCATGCTGCAACAGATGGGCGTCACCACGCTCAAGGCCATCCACAAGGCCGTGGACCCGCCCATGAGCGTGGCGGCAGGCCTGCGCTCCGTGGGGCTGGACCTCACCCCCGGCGGCGTCAACTACGTGGACAGCGCCCCCGGCCAGAGCCCGCAGGCGGCCACGCCCCTGCTGCAGATCAATCCGGACCTGGCCACGGCCCGCAAGGCCATGGAAGCCGTGCAGGAGCAGATCCGCAAGGGCCTCTACAACGATCTCTTCAAGCTCATCCTGGAGGGCCGCGCCAACGTCACGGCCAGCGAGATCGCCGCGCGGGAGGAGGAAAAGCTCGTGCTCATCGGCCCCGTGCTGGAGCGCCTGCACGACGAGTTGTTCATCCCGCTCATGGACCGCACCTTCGAGTGCATGCGCGCGCTGGACATGCTGCCCCCCTGCCCGCCAGAACTGGCAGGCCGCCGCCTGCGGGTGGAGTTCGTCTCCCTGCTGGCGCAGGCCCAGAAACTCGTGGGCGTCAACGCGGCGGACCAGTACCTGGCGCTGACGCTCAGGGCCTCGACAGCCTGGCCCGAGGCGCTGGACACCCTCAATGTGGACCATCTGCTGGACAATTACGCCGAAAGCCTGGGGCTGCCCGTAAGCCTCACCCGCTCGCCCGAGGAGCGGCGGCAGATGCGCGCCGCCAGGGCCGAAGCGACGCAGACGCAGGGGCTGGCCGACACCGTGGGCAAGGGGGTGGACATGGTGCGCAGCCTTGCCCAAAGCCCGCTCACCGGGCCGGACGGCAAGACATACAGCGTGCTGGACGGGCTCGTCCACCTGCTGCGGCACGGCTTCGCAGGGGCGGACGGCGCAAACGCCCTTTCCTCTGCGGCCGCGCAGGCGCAGCAAACGGCGGCACGGGACAGGACGGGCAGTGAAGGAACTCTGCCGCCCACGCCCGACGCCGTTCCCGCCCGGCCTGTAACCGCCGCCGCAACAACGGACAGGGAGGCGCACTGATGGACGCGTTCGCCCCCTACGAGGAGGCCGAAGCCCGCCGCGAGGCCGCGCTCCGGGACGCCGACGCCGTGGAAGCCCGGCTGCGCGCCGCCGTCAACAGCCTCATGGCCGAAGCGCAGGGGCGCTGTTTTCTGCGCTGGATTCTGCAGCAGTGCCGCGTTTTCAGCGCCGAGGATCTGAGCCTGGCCGCGCCCGCCGCGGAGGAAAACGCCCTGCCCATCCCCCCCGTGCCGCCCGCTGCGGACAAGGACGGGAACAGCGGAGCGGCACCCCCCGCCGCCCCCGACGACCCGGCAGACCCCTTTGCGCAGCGCCTGGCGGAACATGAGAGCGAACAGCGCCGCCGCTGGGACGAACAGGTGCGCCAGTGGCGCAGGGAAGCGGCCGACGATCCACTGCTGGGCGGGGAAAAGCTGCCCGTGAGCGTAGCCCGCGCCCAGCTGGCGCTGGACCGTTTTGACGAAGGCAAGCACATCGGCCGCCTGCTGGAACGCACGGGCTACGGCAACCATCCGGAAGTGCTGCGCTTCTTCAACCGCATCACCGACGCCCTCATGGAGGACGGGCTCGTGCGCGGCAGGCCCGGCGCGGACATGCCGCCGCTGGAGGAACGCATGTACGCGGGATGGTCCTCGCGGGGCTGATGTCACGCCCAAGGCCTTCGTCGGGTGCGTTCGGCGTTTCCCGACCTTTCCACCTTTTACCTGCAAGGAGCAGTTATGGCGAATTCCATGGGTCTCGTGGTGTCCCTGGCCGAGATGGAGCAGTTCTACCGCGGCGACAAGGCCGGGCAGATCATCGAGTTGATGAACAAGACCAACGACATCATTGACGACGTGCTCTGGATGGAGGCCAACCAGAGCGACGGGCACCTGACGCGCATCCGCACCGGCCTGCCCGAGGTGTACTGGCGCAGGCTCTACCAGGGCACGCCGCCCTCCAAGTCGCAGTGGAGCCAGGTCAAGGAGGGCTGCGGCATCCTTGAGGCCATCATGGAACTGGACGTGGAGGAGCTTCGCCTCTACGGCAGCCGCGACCGCGCCTTCCGCATGAGCGAGGGCGTCGCCTTTGCCGAGGCCATGCGCCAGAAGGTGGCCTCCACCCTGTTCTACGGCAACAGCAACCTGAACCCGGACGAATTCAACGGCCTGGCCATGCGCTACCCCGCCCAGGACGCCAAGAACGTGCTGGACGCGGGCGGCCGTGACGAGGGCGGCTGCACCTCCATGTGGCTCGTGGCCTGGGGCGCGCAGTCCGTGCACGGCATCTACCCCAACGGCAGCACCGGCGGTCTCTCGCATGAAGACCTCAAAACCTACATGACGCAGGATGATGACGGCCGCAAATACCAGGTGGTGGGCGACAAGTACAACTGGCGCTGCGGCCTGGCCGTGCGCGACTGGCGCGGCGTGGTGCGCGTGGCCAACATTCCCGTGGCCTCCCTCGGCAAGCGCAAGGGGCAGAGCGGTTTCGTGGATCTGCAGAAGCTGACCATCGAGGCCAAGAACCTCATGCCCCAGCATCTGCGCCGCAACGCCGTGTGGTACGCCAATGCGGACGTGCTCACCGCCCTGGAACTCCAGAATTCCGATTCCGGCAACGTGCAGCTCCAGTACGGCGAGTTCTTCAACTCCCAGGCCGTGCCCGTGCTGCACGGCCGCCCCGTGCGCCAGTGCGACGCCGTGCTCTCCACCGAAAGCGCCGTATAGCGGGATACGCGGGCGCTGCGGGGGAGGACAGGCTGCTTGCGGCAGCAACTCCCCCGCCCTCCCGCGACAACGGTCATCGCATCCGGTTCCGTCGGAACGCCCCGGCGTCGTTGCCGGGCCTTTCCCGCAACCGGCAGAGTTGTTCCCCGTTCACGCCCCAAAAAGCAAAGGAGTTTGTATGGCCATCATCGACGCCAACGCCATCCTGTTTGAAGGCAGCCTTACTGCCGACGCCGTGGGCAATGCCGTGGCCCTCAACGCCCTGAAGATCCCCGGCCGCATGGAGCCCATGCCCCTGCGCCTCTCCGTGACCGAGGCTTTCGACCCCGCCGAAGTGCAGAGCCTGACCATCGCCATGCAGGAGGCCGACAGCGAAGACGGCCCCTGGACGGACGTGCCCGGCGCGACCGTCACCGTGCCCAACACGGCTGAAGCTCCCGGCCTGTCCCTGGGCGCGCGGCCCTATTTGCGCTTTGTGCCGCAGGGCCTGCGCAAGAACCGCCTGCGCCTCGCCTTCACCCTCACGCCGGTCAGCGGGCAAAGCGTGAGCAAGGGCCGTCTGTTCGCCGCGCTGCTGCGCGAGGAAGACTTTCCCTATGAACAGGATCTGATGGTGAAATAACCGCGTCCACGGCCTCCTCCTGCGGGGCCGGACCATCCCCGGCCCCGCGTCCTCCCCTGAAAACACTGCCGCCACATGGCGCGCCGAAAGGACACGACATGATCGCAAGTCAAATCGCCATCTGGAACCGGGCGCTGGGCTTCCTAGGCGCGCGCAGCGTGGCCTCGGAGCGGGAAAACACGCCCGAGGCCCTGCAATGCCGCCTGTACTGGGATTCAGCCCGCCGTCAGGCCCTGCGCGACTTCCCCTGGAGCTTCGCGCAGCGTCGCGCGTGGTTGGCGCTGACGCCCATGCCGCAGGAATATGCGCCGGAATACCGCTTTTCATACGCCCTGCCCAACGACTGCCTCAAGCTCCATGACGTGCGTCATGAGGCCGTAGCCCCACGCCCGTTCAGCCTCGCACGCAACAGCAGAGGCGACGGACAAATTGTGCTGACCGACGCCGCACATGCCCTGGCCCTGTATACCGAGGATGTGCGTGACAGCCGCCTGTTCGACGACATGTTCGCTCATGTGCTGTCACGCAAACTGGCCGCGCTGGTGGCGGTTCCCCTGCTCAAGGGCAACGGCCAAAAGGCAGCGGAATTGGAGCAGCTCTACGCGGCCGCTCTGCCCCGCGCCCGCGAGGCCGCAGCCACCGAACGACGGGAACAGTCGGCAGAAGACCCATGGCTGGCGGCGCGCTGAGAGCCTGCCGCTGCCGCCCGGGAAGGCTCTTCCACGCCCGGCGGACGGCAGTGAACATGTGCCGGGCAGATCTTCAACATAAGGAGTGCGGATGACCCTGCCATACAGTCCCAGTCGCGCCGCCTATGCCGGCAACGGCACGGCCACGGTCTTTCCTTTTGCCTTCAAGGTCTGGAGCGAGGAACAGCTTGTGGTCAGCGTTACCTCGCCCCAAGGCGTCACCTCCGTTGCGCAGGGCTGGAGCGCGGCCCTGAACGAATCCGGCGGCGCCGTCACCTATCTGCACGAGGGCGCTCCCCTGCCCGAAGGATGGCGTCTGGCCATCGTGCGCGATATGCCCTTCGGGCAGGACATTGACCTCGTTTCCGCCACACGCTTTGACCCGCAGGTCATGGAAGACGCGCTGGATCAGGCCTGCGCCGAACGCCAGCAGCTGCGCGAGCAGCTGGCCCGCGCCGTCATCATGCCGCCCACCAGCGAGACCACGCCCGAAGAGGTGGTGCAGTCCGTCTATGCCGCCCGCGACGCGGCCGCCGCCAGTGCTGCTGCGGCTTCCGGTTCCGCTTCGGAGGCAAGCGGCAGCGCGGCGCTGGCGCAGGCCTGGGCGCAAAGCCCCACGCCCCCGGACGCCGAAGACGCCGACAGCAAGAGCGCCAGAACGTGGGCCGGGCTTGCCGCCGGTTCGGCGGACGACGCCGCCGCGTCCGAAAGCAACGCCGCCGCCAGCGCCGACCGTGCGCAGGCCTGGGCCGAGAGCCCGGCCCCGCCCGACCCGGAAGACCCGGACAGCAAGAGCGCCAAAACCTGGGCCGCCATTGCGGCGGATACCGTGCCCATCGCCACCCCGACACTGGCCGGGAAGGTGAAGCCCGACGGCGCGACCATTGAGGTGGCGCAGGACGGCGGCATATCCGTGCCCGCCGCCACCACAGCCACGCGCGGCCTTGCCCGTCTGGCTACCCCTGCCGAAGTGCAGGCCGGGGCGGCGGCTGCGGGCAGCCCCGCGCCCGCCGTCCTGCGCCCGGAGGACATCGCCGCATTTCCCGCCGTGCTGGGCGGGGCCATGCTGTGCAACACCCGCGAGGTGCTGACCGTCTCCGGCACATGGATTGCGCCTGTGACGGGGTGGATACGCGCTGAAATCATCGGCGGCGGGGCCGGGGGGAATTATTGTAATCCCGGGGGTGCTGTATATATAGGCGGCGGAGGAGGCGGGGCCGGAGGTCATACTGTAATTTATGTGTATGTTACTAAAAATCAACAGTTATCTTATACAGTAGGTGCCGGAGGTATAGCCGCTGCCAGCAATGATGCTTATGGCTCCGCTGGCGGTAATAGCACATTCGCGGGACATTCTGCCGGTGGTGGGCAAAATTCTCAATCGCTAAATAGGGCAGAACTTGGGGGACTTGGTGGAACTTCTGAAAGTGGCCTTGAAGGAGCGCCCGGTCACAACGCTCAAAGAATAAATGGTGCCTATTATGCTGGCGGTGGTAAAGGCGGCGGTAGCGGATATGGAGCAGGTGGAAGAGGTGGAAGCTACAGCCCTTACAGCAGCGATATTACATCAGCAGAAAACGGGCATAATGGTGCAATCATCCTCGAATATTTCGACCACGCCAAGGCCGCATAAGGAGAACATTTATGGTGACAGCAACCTACTACAGTCCCTCCGGCAATCCCGAAGTTTGGGAGGAAGGCAAACAGCCCGCAGGCTACGTCACGCCCGAAGAATGGCAGGCCGCCCACCCCGCGCCGGAGCCGGAACCGCCCACGGCGGAGGACCTCTTTGCCGCCCTGCGCGCAACGCGTGAACCGCTTCTCGCGGAATACGACAGGGAAATGGCGCAGTTGCAGCGCCAACTGCGGCTTGCCACGGATGCCGGGGCGACCTCCGTCGAACTGGATATCGCCGCATGGGACAGTTACGCGCAGGCCCTCTGCGACCTGCCGCAACAGCCCGGCGCGCCATGGGACGGCGGCGGGGAAGATACCCCGTGGCCGGAAAAGCCGGAGCGGGCGGAGGCGACGCCATGCGCATAGCGTTGCAGAATTTTACGGGCGGTGAGATTGCGCCGACGCTCTCGGCCCGTTATGACCTCTCGCGCTACCGCAACAGCGTCGCCTGTCTGGAAAACATGCTGCCCGGCCTGCACGGCGATGTGGCGCGAAGGCCGGGCACGCGCTTTCTGGCAGACCTCGGCGGCTATGCCGTGCTTGTGCCTTTCAGCTTCAGCGCCGAACCGGCACAGAACTTTGTGCTGGCTTTCGGGGAAAAAACCCTGCGCATCGCCGACGCGCAAGGATTCATCGACGCGCCGACCATTGAAACGCCCTACGCCGCCAGGGATCTGCCTGCGCTCAATCATGCGCAGGTGGGCGACATGGTCTACCTTGCGCACCAGGGGTATCCGCTGCACAAGGTTGTGCGCCGGGACGCCGCAGGCGGCGGCTACGCCTGGAGCCTGGAAGAGGTTGCGCTGAACACGTCCCTCCCCGCGCCGCAGGCTCCTTCCGTTTCCTTCTCCGGCAGCGGCGGTTCCTACACGTTGCGCTACAAGGTGACGGCCGTGGACGCCAAGGGCAGGGAATCCCTGGCGTCCGCCGCCGGAGAGGCCGCAAGCGCCCGCCATCCCTCGGACTGGGTGCAGGGCAACAGCGCCTCCCTCAGATGGCAGGCCGTGGAGAATGCCGCCGAGTACAATATCTACCGCGAGGAGGCGGGTTATTACGGCTTTATCGGCGTGTCGTCAACAACGTCATTCAGCGACCAGAACTACGAGGCCGACACCACCGACACGCCCCCCGAAGACTGGAACCCCTTTGCCGACGGCAACAACCCCGGCGTGGTGGCCTTCCACCAGCAGCGCATGGTGCTGGCCGCCACGCCCAGTTCGCCGCAGGCCTTCTACATGTCGCGCACGGGCGATTTCGAGAATTTCCGCAAGTCCCGCCCCCTGCGGGACGACGACCCCGTGGAATACCTCATCGCCTCCGGTTCCATTGACGTCGTGACTTGGGCGGCCAGCTTCGGGGACCTGCTTATCGGCACATCCGGCAGCGAGTACAAGGCCACGGGCAGCGACGGCACGGCAATCACGCCCGACAAGGTCAGCATCACGGCCCAGTCCTACTGGGGAAGCGCGGGGCTTGCGCCCATCATCATCGGCAATTCCATCCTGCATGTGCAGCGGCACGGCTCGCGCGTGCGCGACCTGTTCTATTCGCTGGAAAAGGACGGCTATGCGGGCAACGATCTCTCCATCCTGGCGCCGCATCTGTTTGAAGGGCACACCATAGTGCAATGGGCCTACCAGCAGACGCCCGGCTCCACCATCTGGTGCGTGCGCGACGACGGCCTGCTGCTGGCCTTCACCTACATGAAGGAGCACGACATCTGGGGCTGGAGCCGCCAGATCACCGACGGCAAGGCCGTTTCCGTGGCGACCGTTTCCGGCGAAAAGGGTGACGTGCTCCTGCTGGTGGTGCAGCGGGAGGCGGCAGGCGCATCGCGCTGGTATCTCGAGCGGCTGGCCGATGTCTGGGAAGACGCGGCCCCCGTGGAAGAAGCCTTCTTCGTGGACTGCGGACGCACCGTGCGGCATGCCGCGCCTTCCGCCACGGTGGCGGGACTGGAACACCTGGAAGGCCGGGAACTGGCCGTGCTGGCCGACGGCAGCCCGGTAGAGGGCTGCGTGGTCCGGGAGGGACGCATCACCCTGCCCTATGCGGCCACGGTCGTGCAGGCGGGCCTGCCCTACACTTCCGTACTCTCCCCCCTGCCGGTGGAGAGCGATCTGCCCTCCGGCGCCACCCTGGGCAGGGGCCGGGCCTGCGGCGCCTGCTCCCTACGCCTCTACCGCAGCGTGGGCGGCCAATACGGACCGGACCGCGACACGCTCTACGATCTGCCTTTTTTGCCGGAGTACTGGGGAACAGCCGTGCAACCCTTTTCCGGCGATCTGGACTGCCTGCCCTGCGGCGGCCGGGACAATGCCGCCTCCATCTGGCTGGTACAGGCCCGGCCCCTGCCCTTCCGCATCCTGGCTCTGGTGCTGGATGTGAATTTCTCCTGACACGACACTCCACGGGAGGCATCATGCTGCTCTTTTCGACGGAACCCTTTGCCCGGCTGGAAGAGGAAGCGCGGGCACTGGCCGCCGCCCACTGGGACGAGGTGGAAGCGTCCCTGCACGGGCCGCAGGCCTACACGCTGGACGCCCACCGCTACGCCACGCTGGAGCGGCTGGGCATGCTGCACATCAGCGCGGCGCGACAGCGCGACGGCGCGTTGGCAGGCTATGCCGCCTTCACCCTGGTGGACTGTCCCCACCGCCCCGGCCTGCTCCTGGCCGCGCTGGACGGCCTGTACATGGCCCCGCAGGCGCGCGGCGGCCTGAACGCGCTCAAGCTGCTGCGCCATGCCGAGGCGGCGCTGATGCGGCGCGGCGCGCATCTCGTGCAGTACAGTTCCCCCGTCTCCCGCCCATGCGACGCCCTCTACCGCAGGCTGGGAGCGCACCTCACGGAAACCGTATGGCACAAGGCTCTGGCCGCCAGGGCCAACCACAAGGAGGATTGCTGATGGCCATAGCATCAAGCACAGCCGCCGCCATCACCGCCGCCGTGGCGCTGGCAAGCGCCGCCGTGGGCACGGTGAGCGCCGTGCAGCAGGCGCAGCAACAGCAACGGCAGCAGGAATTCCAGTCCAGGCTCGCCGAGCGCAACGCCCGACAGGGCGAACTCAACGCCCAGACCGCCGAGGAGGCCGCCCGGCAGGAAAAACGGCAGGGCTATGAACATGCGCAGGCCAAGCGGCAGGAGGCGGCGCGCATCATCAGCGCGCAGCGCGCCGAAGCCGGGGCTTCCGGCGCGCAGACGGATGCCGGTTCCGCACTGGACCGCATTCTGGACACGGCGGAAAAGGGCGAACTGGATGCCCTTTCCGCGCAGCAGCAGGGACAGGATGCGGCCTATCAGCAGCAACTCCGCGCATGGAACCTGCGCAACCAGGCCGCCGGCGCTTCCGCCGACGCGGCCTTTCACCGGCAGAACGCCCAAACGGACTACCTGGGCCTGACAAGCACCCTGCTTAACAGCGCTTCCCGCGTGGGCCGCAATTTCTTTTCCATCGGCTCGCAGGGGCCGCGCCTGCCGTAACGCAGATCCCCCCCAACGGTTATCTGCTAACTCGCAACTGGCTGAATCCATGGGGTTGCAATAAGCAACACGTACCGGACACGCCAAAAAGACTCTGGCAGTTCTCCCAATTGTGCCGCAGCAAGGTCATCGCTGCGGCACATCGCATTTTTCCGCCCTGAACTGCTGCATTCCTTCAAAAGCCGGAGGCGCGCCATACAAGCAGACGCCGTCAAGCGGCAAAACCCATTTCTGCAATTCCGGCTCTGGAATGCGGGGCTGGTTCCAATGGCTGTCTGGACGCCCATTGTCAGCATGCGAGGCCTCGGTGTCAGGTCTATCGGGCAATTTGGCCTCTGGCCAAGTCCGGCCGGCACATGGCTTCCTGAAAATAATCGTATTCTCAATGGGAGGCGAAAATGTTGCGGGCTGGGGGGACGGTGCAGGTTCTGTCGGCGGCACCTGAGGCGCTCCCCCAGCCCGGCACCTCGTTTTCCACAGCATTCCCTAACGCCCCCTGTTTGCGGAAGCTTTCATTTCCAAATCCTGTGGACAAACTGTGCATAACTGCTGAAAACCCCCGTATTTTCCTATTGACGACATCCGCCCCAGCCTTATCTCTACCTATGAAAGCGCCGACAAGCCCAGCGCGGCTCATTGCCGGCGCCGGAGTCAGTTCGGACGGGGAGCGCGCATATGGCAGTAGCTTACAAGGACTATTACAAACTTCTGGGTGTGGACCGGGGGGCCGCCGCTGCGGATATTTCCAAGGCGTACAAGAAGCTGGCCCGCAAGTACCACCCCGACCTCAACCCCGGCGACAAGCAGGCAGAGGAGAAGTTCAAGGACATCAACGAAGCCTATGAAGTGCTCAAGGACCCGGAAAAGCGGAAGCTCTACGACCAGCTCGGCCCCAACTGGCAGCACGGCCAGCAGTTTCAGGGCGAACCGGGCTTCGAGAACGTGCACTTCACCTTCAACGGCAAGAATTTCGACGGGTCCGGCTTTTCGGACTTTTTTGAAACCCTGTTCGGCGGGGGGGGCCGCTTTGGAGGCTTCGGCGCGCAGGGCGGGCGGGGCGGCGCAACCTTCGGGCCGGACCCCTTCGGCGGCTTTTCGCAGCGGCCGCGACGCGGCCGCGACGTGGAGGCCGAGTTGCCCCTCAGCCTTGAGGATGTGCAGCGCGGCGGCCGCCGCCCGGTGACCCTGCAGACGGCGCAGGGGCCGAAAACGCTGGAAGTCAACGTGCCCTCCGGCATCCGCGAGGGGGCCAAGCTGCGTCTGGCCGGCCAGGGCGGCCCCATGCCCGGCGGCACGCCCGGCGACCTCTTTTTGCGGGTGCGCTATCTGCCGCATGCCGTCTTCAGGGTGGACGGCGACGACGTGCTCTGCGACGTGCCGCTCACGCCCTGGGAGGCCGCGCTGGGCGCGAAGGTGGAGGTGCCCACGCTGGAGGGCGCGGTGGAAATGCAGATTCCCGCCGGTTCAAGTTCGGGCCGCAAGTTCCGTCTGCGGGGCAAGGGCCTGGGTGCGTCCGGCAAACGCGGCGACCTGCTGGCGCGCGTCATGGTGCGCGTGCCTGCGCAGCTGACGGATGCGGAACGCGAACTCTGGAACAGGCTGGCCGAAATCTCGCCCTTCAGGGCCGGACGTTGA